ATATGAGGGCCACAGATCAGATGCTCGCCCGCTTCGCCGCGGAGATCGAGGAACGCAACCAGTTCGCCGACGGGATCGTCGAGGACGCCGAGAAGGCCGGCCGCGATCTCGACAAGAACGAGATGGAGCTCGTCACCCGCGCCAAGGACCGGGTGAAGGAGCTGTCCGTGCAGATGGAGCCGTTGATGGAGCGCCGCCGCATCGGGCAGGACTCCGCCGCGAGGATCGCGGAGCTGCACGAGTTCATCTCGGAGAAGCAGCCGGAGCGGGTCGAGACGGTCGAGTACCGGTCCGCGGGCCAGTACGTCAACGACGTGTGGAAGTCCCGGTCCGGCGACCAGGACGCCGCCCACCGGCTCGACATCTACAACCGCACCGCCGCCCACCAGATCACGTCCGACAACCCCGGCCTGATCCCGTCGCCGATCGTACAGCCGGTCATCAACTTCATCGACCAGTCCCGCCCCATGACCACATGGTTCGGCCCCAGAAACATCCCGTCGGGGAACTGGAACCGCCCCAAGGTCACGCAGCACACGAACGTCGCGGAGCAGCCGACCGGCGAGAAGAACGAGCTCGTGTCGCAGAAGATGACAATTACGTCCACGAATGTCGTGGCAAAAACTTATGGCGGCTACGTCAACGTCTCGAGGCAGAACCTGGACTGGTCGACGCCGTCAATTATGGACGTCGTAATTAACGACCTCGCCGGGAAGTACGGCACCGTCACCGAGGCCGCCCTGGGTGCCGCGTTGAAGACGGCCGCCCCGACCACCGAGACGATCGCGACCGGCGCACCCACCGAAGCAGCGTTGAACGCCGCACTGTGGGAGGCGGCCGGCCTGATCTTCACCGCGACCGCCGGCCAGGGCAGGTTGGCGATGTTCGTGCCCCCGGACCAGCTGGGTGTGTGGGCGCCGCTGTTCGCGCCGATCAACCCGACCAACGCGATCTCGCCGGGCTTCTCGGCTGCGGACTTCGGCACCGGCGCCATGGGGCAGATCTCCGGGATCCCCGTCTACATGACCGCCGGCCTCGCCTCCGGCAGCTCGATCGTCGCGTCGTCGTCCGCCGTCGAGGTGTACGAGGACCGCGGCGGCTCGCTCCAGGTGATCGAGCCGTCCGTGCTCGGAGTCCAGGTCGCCTACTACGGCTACTACACCTGGCTCGTCGTCGAGACCGCCGGCCTTGCGGAGATCGTGAAGACGCCGTGACCGGGCTGATGGACGACCCGAACAAGGAGGCCGTCGGACTCGAGCCGTCCTGGGCCGGCGCCGGAGCAGACGCCGAACCGAAAGGCAAGGCCGGCGAGTCGAAGCTGCCCGGTCAGCACGCCGGCCTCGACGACCTCGCGGCCGAACGTGGCCACGAATGGTCGAGCGACGACCTCACCGTCGCCGAAAAGCAGCAGGAGCTCGGAGGCTGAGGTGGTTGCGACCCGGGTGATCAGGAGGCTCCGCGACCTCGACGACGTCGACACCAGCTCGGACCCTGGTCTCGGCGCCTCGCCCGTCGACGACGGCTCCGGCGTCTACCCGCTCACCCGGGTCGCCACCACAGACGACGTCAACGGCATCCTCACCGCCGTCGCGAACGTCGAATACCACGGGTACGGGCTAGTGAGGCAGCCGCCGCTGCTGGGCGGCTGGACGAACTACGGGCCGTCCTGGGCGCCCGCCCGCTACCGCCACAACGCCAACAACAACGTCGCCCTCAACGGCCTCATCTGCCGCGAAGAACCACTCGTCGAGCAGACACCAATCCTCACACTCCCGCCGGGTGTGACACCCGACCAGGACCTCGTGTTCATGGTCGCCTCCGCACAGTCCGTGTCGAGGGTGGATGTGTACGCGGACGGGAACGTCGTCTGGTTCGAGCATCTCGTCGGCGATCAGGCGCACGTCTACCTGTCGCTGTGCGGGATCACGTTCAGCGTCGCCCCGCCGTTCGCCCCGACCACGCTGCCCGCATGAACGTCCAGCCTGCAGCCCTGTTCGACGCGGTCATCGATAGTGGCCTCCCCGGTCTTGTCGGGACGGTCACCGTCGAGGCGAACGACAACACCGGCACCACAGTTATCGGCGCGTCAACGGCCGGCATCACCGAGATCGCATCAGGGGTGTACGCCGCCGCCGGCCTCACCGCCCCTGCTACGGCAGGCCAGTACACGCTGATCTGGAAAGCCGCCGACGCCGGCGTATTGGGCATCGAAGACCTCACCGTCACCTCGAGCGCACCCGGTGATCCGCTGCCGCCCGCCGACATGTACGGGACAACGGAGGAGCTGTTCCGCCGCCTGAAAATCAGGACCCCCACCCCGGACCAGGAGACCGCCGCCGACCGCATCCTGGTTGCCGCCAGTGGTGAGGTGAACAAGAAGATGGGCCGGCTCACCGACCTCACCACCGCCGAGCTCGCCCTCGCAACCGAGGTGACCCTGGAGCGGGGCGCCGAGCTGTGGAACGAATCCGAGGTTCCGTTCGGCGCGATCGGGTTGGACAACCCCTCCGGCCCCGTCTTCGTCAGCCGCCACTCGAGGGCGTTGCAGAAGCTGACCGCCAACCAGGAATCCTGGGGCGCTGCGTGAGCAGCTTGGTCGAGATCGCCGAAGCCCTCGCCGCCGCCCTCCAACCCCTCAGGGACGACATCGAGGACCTCCAGATCTACCCGTACTTCCTGCTGAACCCGACCCCCCCGGCGATCGACATCTACCCGGGCGATCCGTTCCAGACCGGCTCCGGCTTCGACCCCGAACGAAAGACGCTGTTCTGGACGGTGCGGGCCCGCTGGACGACCGCCGACCATGACGCCTCACAACAAGGGCTACTGAGCCTGCTCGACCCGACCGGGCTCGAGGCGGCCCTCAACGCCGACTCCACATTGGGCGGTGCTGTCGACGACCTCGTTGTCGTCGACGACTCACCGACCGGCTACCGCGAGTACGTCGCCGACACCGCCATCAACGGCCGGCTACTCGGAGCCGAGTGGCGAGTCGAGGTGCTCACATGAAAACCACTTACAAGGTGATCGGCTCCACGTATTTCCGCGGCTACGCCCCGGGTGAGGAGTTCGACGCCGACCTCACCGAGGAGCAGGAACGCCGTGCGAAAGAGCGCGGCTCGATCCGGGTCGTGAAACGCAACACCCCAACGAAAAAGGAGGAGGAGGCCGATGAGTAAACGGATCGCCCTTAAAGACTCAGTCGAGGTCGACAGCGTCGACCTCTCCAACTTCGCCCGCTCCGTCAGGTTCAGCTCGGAGCATTCGCGAGAAGACGTATCCGGCTTCTCCGCCACAGGAGCCAACGAGTACTTGCCCGGACCGACGGAGCAGAGCGTGGAGGTCGAGTTTTTCGGCAGCTACGGCACCGGCGAGGTGCATGCGACGCTGTACCCGATCCACAAGGACAGGGAGATCGTCGAGTTCGCATGGCGGCCCGACCAGACCGCCGTCGTCGGTGCGACGAACCCCGAGCTGCGCGGCAACGTCCAGCTGTACACGTACGGGCCGGGCGGCACGAGAGGGGATGTCGACACGTTCACGGCGACGTTCCAGGCCGCCGACGAAGACGGTTTGCAGTTCTTCACCACCCCCGCCGCGTAAATGGCCGGTGTCGCGCTCGCGGTCGAAGGATACGAGGACGTGCTTCGCGGCCTCAAAACCGCCGACAAGAACATCCGGCTCGGGGTGCGGAAAGAGATCCGGCAGGCAGCCGAACCGGTGCGGGCCACCGCTGAAACACTGGCTGTCGAGAGGATCCCGAGCATCGGGGTGGCGTGGTCACGGATGCGGGTCGGTGTCACCCAGACAACCGTGTACGTCGCACCCCGCAAACGCGGCCTGAAGGCCGGCCGCCGGAAACGGCCGAACCTGGCGCCGCTGATGCAAGCCCGGGTGATGGAGCCCGCCCTCTACTACCACCAGGAAGAGGTGTACCGGCACATCGACTCACTGATCGACCGTGAGTGTGCCCGGTTCAACAGCGGCGGCATCCTTGCCTGACTACATCACGATTACGGGTGTCGCACCCTATGACGGCCGCTACGAGTTCGACATCACCGCGCAGCCATTGACGACCCGAGAGTGGGGCTGGGTGAAACGGCATGCCGGCTATCTGCCGTTGACGATGGACGCTTCGTCGTTCGCCGACCCGGAGTTCGTGATCGTCGAGGCTGTCATCGCCGTCTACCGGGCAGGTCGTCTCGACGCGAACGACGTTCCCGGGTTGGTCGAGCGGTTCCAGGATGTCGACCCGTTCGCCTCGATCACCTACGAACGCGGCGCCGACGAGGATGATGCGGACCCTCCTCCCCGAAACTCAGACGTGAAGCCGAGCTCCAATGGGGACAGTTCACAGACCGGTTCGGAGAGCTCGGAAAAAACCCCGCCAGCTACTGGCAGCCGTCCCTCGGATACTTCGCCGTCCGCCCCGGCGATGTCGGTGACCTGACCCCGATGCAGCTGCTCGCCTGCGACCTCCTGTTCGAGCAGATCAAACCTCGGGAGATGCTGAGCCTTGGCTAGGGGCATCAACGTCATCCTGGCCGCCGACAGCAGCCGGCTCGAGCGTGGGTTCGCACGGTCGACAGCCGCCGCGAAGAAGTTCGACCGGCAGATGAAGCAGACAACAGCCGCGTCCAAGTCGGCGATGTCCTCGTTCAGTGCGGTCGCGATCGGCTGGCAAACCGCTGTTGTTGGCGGGGCCCTGCTGGTCGGCAAACAGTTCGTCGCAGCATCCCGGAACGCCGAAGTCGTCCTGGGCCAAACCCGGGTAGCCCTCTCAGACGCGGGCCTGTCGTGGCAGCAATACGGGAAACAGATCGAAGACGCCTCCACCCGCATCTCGAACAGCTCCGCATTCGACGACGAAGCCGTTCTGCAGTCGTTCGCGGTGTTCGTTCGCGGCCAGAAGGACGTGACCCGTTCGCTGCAGTTGACCGAGCTCGCAGCCGATATTGCGCGTGCCCGCTACATGGATTTGGAGCAGGCCACCAAGATTGTGACGCAGGCGTCGATGGGGAACATCGGGGCGCTGCGCCGGCAGGGCGTGATGATCGACAAGAACGCCACCGCCGCCGAGGCGCTAGACCAGTTGTTGCAGACGTACACCGGCCACGCGAAAACATATGCGGACTCGGCGACCGGCTCCAGCGAGAAACTCGCGGTGGCGTGGGAGAACCTCGCCGAAACCGCGGGCGGCCCGCTGTCGAACGCGCTGGCGAACCTCGCCGACCAGCTCACGATCATCGTCGGCTT